CACTAGTTTCATTTTGAAATCCTGACTTGATCCCTGACTTGCCAATGGACTTGTTCACAGACTTGATTATAGACTTGTTTCCAGACTTGCCAATAGACTTGTTCCCTGACTTGCCAATGGACTTGTTCACAGACTTGATTATAGACTTGCCAATAGATTTGATCAGAGACTTGATCATAGACTTGATCCTTGACTTTATCTTTCACCAGTTTCATTTTGAAATCCTGACTTTATTCCAAAGTTGATCCAAGACTTGACGCCTGACTTGATCATAGACTTGATCATAGACTTGATCATAGACTTGATTATTCACCAGTTTCATAACAACCTCCTATGGAGAAATCATATAATTTCCGCAATAATCTACAATTGTCCGCCTCGAATCAAGGATTGATTCTATCTGCTCAAGTTTTTCAAGCACTGATCTTAAGGTTGTCAATAGAACTTCGTCTTTCACACCAGATTCAATGTCCTGAATAGCAGCAGTTAGGTTAGCTGTTAAAGACTTATCTACAATCCATTCTGAATCCTCCTCTGTTAACTTAATCAAAGGAGGATTCAGAATATTTTTTATCTGCTCAATTTTCTGTTGCAACGTATCCTCTAAGTCTTAATGATGCTTCGTCATCAGAAACTTCCGACACTTTAGCCATATATTGGTTAACCACATCGTTCATTTCCTTTTCCCTGTCTTCCGACAAAGACTCTATGACGGATTCCATGATTTTATTGATTTCTTTATCAGTTAAAGTCATAATTCCATGATCCTTTCAATTGCTATTGGGGTGAAATTTGTATTTTCTACGGACACGTTTTTATATTTTGTGTCTATAATAGATTTTTCATGGACGTGCCCATGAACATTAAAATGTCCATTTTGAACAGAAAGGTCATGAATGGGATAATGGCTTAAAAGCAATTTGGTTCCATTCGATGTTGTGAACCGTTTTACCACTTTGATTGAATTAAAATATCCCTCATAGAAACTCATAGGAAACGAATCATGATTCCCAAGAATCAGATGTTTCTTTCCTTTAGCCTTCTGAAGAAAGATTTCAGTATCTCCCTTATGAAAACCAACGTCTCCTAAATGATAAACGATATCATCATCAGAGACAACAGAATTCCAATTATCGAGGAGAATTTCATTCATTTCACCAACAGATGAAAACGGTCTAATTCTCTGACCGTTTGCCCCAACGAATTTAATTATATTATTGTGTCCGATATGGGTGTCGGACGTAACAAAAACCCTCATAATAACTCCTATAAGTATAATACATATTATATTATATGATTTTTGTTAGATTGTCAATGGATTAATTTGGTCGCAATAGGAACCACATAAGAAGCAATAAAACCCAATAGAGTGCCCGCACCGAGAAACATCCATACATATTTCTCGGTTTTCTGTAATCGTTCGTCCATTTCCTTAGACACGTCATCAATTCTCTTATTAAACTCGTTTCTCACACTGTCAATCTTTGTCATCAATTCAAAATGTTTATCCGTGTTATGGGATTCTAAAGTTGTCAAGTCTTTAGAAACGATTTTAAGTTCAGATAGACCTGACTCCTTGATTCTTTCAATCTTAACATATAGATCATCTACCAGTTTACCGTGGTTCTCTAACATCGAACCGTGCATCGACACCATTTTAGCTAGGTTGTTTGAAATATCTGTTAGTTTGTCGATTGCCGTTGAAAACTTCTCTTGGAACTGTTGATATTGAGAGACATCTTTGGCTATAATTGCCACATTCTTTTCAAGGTCCTTTTCAAGGTCATATAATTTTGATTCTTCTATACTTGTCAATTTTATATTTCCTTCAATATGTCTAATATCTTCTTGTTTGATATTATTAATGACGTGTCTATTGTTTCACCATTAATAATGTATCTTGGTAAAACACCAAGATACTCTAGAAATGGCTTGATATATTCAAAAATATCCTCAAGTTTTAAATATAAGATTTTAGACAATACTTTTGGGCCGAATACATTAGTTAGGATTACTATGTGGTTCAAAATCAAGCGATGTTTCAATTCACCGCCATTCTGATAACGAGTTAGTAGTTTTCTAATGTATTTTATACGATCAATGTCTTCTTCAAATTCTTCACGGGTAACATACTGAATATTTTCATAATGTTCTAAACAAAACTCAAGAAAATTGGTATTACTAACAACCTCCATATTATAGCTTGTCAACCGCCATATTAATACCATGATATCGATTCATGGTTTTACGTCTAAGGCGATCAGCTCTTTGATCCTTGGTTATATCATAACCCTTAGACCTATTATAAGAATCAATAGCCTGATATTGATCTTTTTTCCGTTCAGAATCCCGAACAGCTTTCTTAATATAGGCTTTCAGTGTCTCTCTGGATAGCTCATTAAGTCCTTCAACATCCTCGGTTCGATAGAAATACCTAGAAGCCATTTTATAATAATCAGTGGGTTCTTCTAGTTTAGTCGCTCTAGATATATGACCGATGTATTCGTTGCCGGTTGGGTGTTGTATAACAACCATCCCATCAGTTACCTTTTTAACATGACCGGTAAAACCTGCTCCACCCTTAGACCCAAACCCAAGATGAATTTTGTCGCCTACCTGAATGTTCTCTACTTTTTCCGATTCTTTAAGTGATAGAATATCGTCGATTAGACTTTGAGGTAACTGAAGGTAAATCATTAGGATACAATCACTTCTCTCTTAACTACACCCGCACGACCACCTAATGTCACTGCAATATTAGCAGAGTTTCCTGAACCCGGAGTCAAAACAGTTACCGTTACAACCGAATTATTTGTGAAACCAGCCCCAGACGTTAAGTTGATAATTGATGTAATCACACCATTTGCGTTACATCTAACATTCGCTGTTGCGTTTGTGGTTCCGCCAGAAACCCGAATATTCGTCGCATTTGTATAACCAGAACCACCAGATACGATTGTTAAAGATGAAACCCCGCCAGTCTGATATCTTTTTAAAACCCACTGGTTATCCTCTAGGTAAACCCCGGCGCCTTCTGATGGAATAAAAGCTCCAACTGTAGTATTACCGAAAGCCTCGTTTCCTTTAGTTCCAGAGTTTGATAGAACTGTGATTTTAGGTGCTGAATTTGCGTTATTGCTTCTCTTCCAAAGTGACATTTGATTTGCCTTTCTTGTGTTATTTTAATTATTTATATTATTTAAAGTTGGCAAACTTAGCTTTTTTGTCTGGAATCTCAGAAACATCGGGTTTTATTTTACTTTGTTCGGACATTTCTACGTCATATAACTTCATCCTCGTCTTATCAACACCAATGATGAACCGTTTCAAATAGTTCAAATCATTAAGCCTATTTTTTAATTGTTTGACGACAATCTGATTTTGTTCAGCTAATTCATCTGTTTGAATTAAAGCGAGAAACAAGTCTGCTGTCATCGGAAGACCGAATGATTCTGACGTATCTTCCATTCCAAAATCTGAAGAAGAATGACCACTATTATGTGTTAAAATGTCATTTGCAAAAAATAAATTATTTCCATTAGTAGTAATATCTATTGTTTTTCTTTTACTTAGTGGGTTTATAGATATAATTTCATCTTCATCTAGAAAAATAGATGTTCCCATCCTGAAATATCTCCTTTTTGTTGAAGAATAGACTTCAAATATAACAAATCTTCTTTTATTTTCCAAGACCTTAATATTATTACTTGATATCCTCTTTGTTCAGCTATCCATTTTTTAAATAAATCTTTATCGTATCGGTCTTTAAAATATTCAAAATCTAAAGATAGAGTTATGTCATAATTGTATTTTTTATGAAACCTTTCACCGTGATATTCAATAATTATATTCATATCAGGAATAGTAAAATCATAATAAAAATTATATTGATTAGCAACAAAGTGTTCTTCCTCTGTTAGAGGAATAGCATGTTCATTCTTTTCACCAAATTTTAAATTTTGTTGATTAAAAACATCTTCAAACATATGACTTAAAGGTATTAAAATTTGCATAGATTCTTTAGATACACATTTAATATTTTTCCTTCTTTTTAATTGAATTTTTGATATTTCATTACATGCTTCTTTCCATTCAATACCACGTTCTTTATAATATTCTATACAATTAGGCATATTTTTTCTTTTTGTTTTCTTATAATCATCAAATCGTCTTGTTCCTTCAACCTCGCCATATCGTTTGATAAATGAATCTAAAGATACATGATTCCAACGCTTTTTAATTTCATGTGAAATTTCATTATCAGTATGACCTTTTTTTAATAAATTATTAACAAATACATCTTTTCTACATTTTTCCGCTCGATTTTTATGAAATTGCTTCCATCTTTTAACCCCGTCATCCCCATATTTTTCTATAAACCAACTTTTTGTGTATCTATGTTCATATAATTTTTTTAATTTATCAAACTCTAGAACGCCGTATTCCTCTCCGTATTTTCTAATATATTTCTCTTTAGATATTCCAAATGTTGTATTTTTCCAATATTGTTCATAATATATACGACCTTGAACTTCACCATATCTTCTTATACAATTATCTAAACTGCAACTTTTTGTTTTCTTATAATCATCAAATCGTCTTGTTCCTTCAACCTCGCCATATCGTTTGATATAGTTAGACAAATTATGTTTTGATTTTGATGTTTTTTCATTAAATCGTTTTAACCCTTCAACCTCACCATATTTTAAAATATATGATTTTTTAGAAGAAGAATCTTTAGGTGTAAGTTCATTTAAACACCGATAAAATCGTACATAAATATCTTCTAGTCCAATTTTTATTTGTTCCTCTAATAGATTTGTTTTTTGATATAGAGATATTTTCTTATTATTGTGATCATCAATAAGCATCATTAATTGCATTTTTTGGTTTTTAGATACATCAACAAAATTTAAATTTTTGTGTAGAGTTGAATATTCCATAAAAATTCTCCTTTATGGAATATTTATATATTTCTTTATTTCAGCAACACAAATAACTTGTTACCTACTTTTAATCCTTGATCAATTGATTTGTTTCCGTTTTTTGTTGGAAAAAGATGTTTATCAGAACAAATAATAGATTTACCTGATTTTAGTTTTATTTCAAATACTTCTTGTTCTTCTATATCATATATGTGATTTACTTTATTGTATCCATTATTTGATAATAAATAATCTCCTTCTTTTATATCTTTAATATAAATTTTACCTTTATTCTTTTCTATCACCTCTGAATTTAAATCTAGACACCTATTAACCTGCGTTGCGGTTATAAGGGGAACGTCAAATTGAACAGCCAATCCTCTTAATTCCTCAGCTATCGCTTTGACATAGCTATATGAATTAACATTACCCGCATTTGATCTGAATCTAGCTGATCCACAAATGTTCAAATAATCCACATAAATGATCTGGGGAACGAACTTCTTTTTGATTTTAAGTTCTTCAATGAGATGTTTAAAGGTCAACGCAGACGCGCCAGCGGTTGGATATTCTTTAATGATCAACCGCCCATGCGCTTTTGATTTTAATTTTTCCATCTTAGAAATATAAGATTGCCTGTCCATTTTCCGAATTTGATTCATCTCGATATTCAAAAGATTGGACTCGATTCTCTGAGCAAGAACTTCTTCTGAAAGTTCCATTGTGATATATAGAACATTATAGCCGCACATGAGATTATATGCGGCCATATGTCCCATAGCCAATGATTTACCTACACCCGGTCCTGCCATTAAAACAGTCAGGGTTTTTGAAGGTATTCCGCCATCAGTGATATCATTGAAATACTTGAGGTCAAACTTAATTCGATTTAAATTCTCGTGGTATTTCTCATAGCGAGATGCGTAGTCTTCCGTAAAATCATTACCAATTGAATTATCGAATGATGTTGCAATTGCATCTGAAAGTAAAGATGGGATTGATTCAACATTCCCATCTTTATCATATAGGTTAATTGATTCCAAGATTGCATTATGTATTGCTTTCTTTTTACAGAAATCTTCAGTTGAATCAAGTAGCCAATTTTCATCTAGAAGTTCAAGTTTAAATTCATGTATTATCTTGACCGCAGCATCGAATATATCCTGTGATACCTCTTTCTTCTGTATATCAATCAATAATACGTCTTTAGATGGGTTTGACGCATACTTAGTATAATATTCATCAATAAGTTCAAATACCAATCTTTGAGATCTATTTGTAAAGTATTCTTTTCTAATAAAAGGTATTACTTTTCTAGAATATTTTTCATTACCAATAAGATTATAAAGTATTGTTTTCTCTAGGTCCAATAATTACTCCTTGATTTTCCTTATTATAGTATCACCATTACTATAAATCAAGAAGTCATTTCTTCAATTTCCTCGTCCAGTTGCTTATTATTCGTTATATTCAAAGGTAACTGATACTTATTTTTAATGAATTCCTTGATATCTGTCGTTTTAAACAAATTCTCCCAGAATTCATCCGAATCCACGAAATCTGCTTCTCTCATATTCTGTCCGACTTCACCTGTCTTTTTATCGACAAGAGCATACCACCCCTTTGAAGGCTTAGTTAAATAACCACCTTCCAGAGCAATGTCTTTGAGTCCCGACCATCTGGCAATACCATTTGCGTATGAGACCGAAATTGGAATCTTTGCCTTCTCCTTCACATACCGAGATTTCTCGACATTGATGATGAAATTATACCCTTGAATACCCTCAGCATCTTTATCTTGCTGTCTACCAAGAACCCAAAGGTTGTCAGCCGCCAATAAGATACCAGTTCCGCCAGATACAATTGTTTTAGAATACATTTCCATAGTCTGATAAGTATGGGCGACACCGATGAACGGGATATCTTTTAATGACAGATGCGGCGTTATAATTCTAAATAATGATTTGGCTACTTTAGCTCTAGTCATATCAGCCGCTTCATTACCCGAAATAGCGTCATTAACTTCTTTCTTGGATGCTAAATTCCCAAGAGAATCCACAACAATAATGACATGGTCGGTTCGTTCCAAACCTTCTAATTGATTCATAATATCATGTCTAAGCTCTTCTAGATTGGTTACTGGTGTATGAACAACCCGATTTAAATCAATACCAGCCGCTTCAAAATAGTTTCGTGGAGTTCCAAATTCGGAATCATAAAATAGCATAATTCCTTCAGGATATTTCTTTAAAAATGCAGCTGCTAATAGTAGAGCAAATCCAGTATTATGATGGATAATTCCCCTTTCATCGTTTACATACCAATGTGGAGAATCAATTGAAATATCGTAAGCAATTCTATTTTTTGATTTTTTAATCGATTTTACGATTAAAGACCCTTTAGTAGTAAGAATTCTACTATGAATGACTAAATCTTTAGCTAAAAGATATTCTCCATTAATACCCATAAAAACATGATTATCTCCGCATTCTAATGAAGTTTCATTGTCAAATACAATGTGAAACATTTCTGTCTCTTTTTGACAGACTGCATTAACTCTAGTTAACTCATCTTTATGTGTTCTGACATAATAATTCTTATTCGGATTTTGCATAACCTCTTTATAAAATTCACCATAAGTTGTTAGCATCTTTTTCAAGACATTCTCCTTCTTTAATATCAATGATTATCATAATTATGTTATATAATTCTTCTATCAGATTGCTATCGGACCAGATAGTATAAACAAAGAAACCTTCTTCTTCTGCCATTTTCTTTTTCTCTCTATCATACTTTAATTTATCTTCATATCCAACCCCGAATGGACTTTTCCAATCTATTTGCCCTTCTTTAGGATGGTATGTAATACCATTATATTCTATAATAATTTTTAAAGAAGGGATAGTAAAATCATAAAACCTAATTGCTGATTTATTCCTAATAAAATATTCTTTAGACCCTGGTATTTTTCCAAAAAAGTTAAAAATTAATCTGTCCATATTTCAAGAGGAGTATCGAATGCTAAACATTTAAAATGTCGACTTGGACCCGAAATTATTGTTACACCGGGAGTTAGTCCTTTATCAATTTCCCCTGATAACGCCACGTTAATCATTGGGACTGGGGTGGTTATGATATCCTTTTTACCATAGACCTTTGATTTATCTAAAGATGCAGTTAACTTTAACGTAGAATTCTTCATTAATTTATCTTTTATTGACATCCATTATTCCTTCTAGTTCTTCTATCATACTTTTAACTATCTTCTCTCTGTTTGGCCATTTAATATATTCCTTTTCAGGATTTTTTAAAAGGTTCTCAAGCAGTGGTGTTATTAACTTATACATTCTTTCTAGTTTTGTCCCAGATGGATTTATCTCCACCTCATCTACGGCAGTAAATCCGAAATCGTTATCCAAAAAATCCCTCCAATGATGACTTTTTATCTAATTCCCAACCAATCGCAGATGTTACATATTTTAAAGGCACTAAGAAAGACTTTTCAAATTGTGTTCGATAGTCAATATAATTCTGCAATCCGAACTCAACCGGAAGATTGATACCCGGAGTTGCAATTACTTTTTCTCTAATTGGATTTGGAAGTTTTAAATATGTGTATTTGATCTTGACAGAATCATTAATTTCTTCATATTTATTCTTCAGTGAATAGTCCTTTAACAGTTTGTTATAAAGCAACGATGCTTTTACATGCATAGGCGAGCCTTTAACATAAACATTGCTCGCATCTTTATATTTTGACATACCATTGACAGATGATGGGGATGCAATATCAACGAATTCCATTGCAGAGTATTCGCGTTCAAAATTGTCTACAAAATCCCTTAAACCATCCAGATCATTATCCGCAATATATCTATACGATTTTTTTAAAGCGGCTTTACAAGCCATGGGTGTGCTAGATTTTACAGCTTCAAGACCGACAATTTTCATGTCGGGGGGGTTAAACCGCTTCCCCTTCATATCCACAACAGACAAGAAATAATGCTTCTTCCCGGTCCATACGGCTGAATCTGCAATCGATTCTCTAGCCATTTGAATTCTATCGTTAGAATTTGTAAAATTAGCTAGAGCAGTGAACGCCTTTTTAAGCTCATCTGTTACGTTAACTCTGGCAAACTTGTCAAGAGCATTAGTAATCTTGTCTTTATCAGTGGTGTTTAATTTCTTAACCAGATCTGATAAATCTAAAAAATTAGAATCGGTATCAATACCAATAACTCGATCTATATTAACAGTGTTCAGCACTTTATTCAAGTATTCATTTATCTTTTTTTCAGCCCATTTGACAGCTAATTGTCCTGATAATGTAATCGCTTCTGCAAAATCAATCGAATACCATCTACAATATTCATTCGCAATAGACCCATAGAAGGCGTTAATCGAAATTTTTAAAGCTAATTGTTGGGCATCATATTGCGATGCTAGATTCTTGTATTTTAAATCCTTAGTTTCCTCATAATACTTGATATTCTCAGCCCTTAAGGCATCGACCTTCTTTCTCTCGGTGAAGAAGTCGTCCATAATCAGAGCCATGAATCCGGGCTCTCTTTTAAAGAGACAACCATTACCGGCACAAGCTAAATTATTCTCATGTGCATATTTTAATGTCCTAAATGTCATTGTGTCGGTATATAGATTCTGATCATTACTGATGCCGCCATGGTCTGTTATCTGAAAAAACTCTTGAATGTCAAACGGCATCTTTTTAACAAAGTTTTCAGGTGAAATTCCATAAGTCATAATTTGATGTGGATAAGACGACTTAATGTCGAATGATACCACCCAATGATACTTGCCGATTGTTGGGTCTTTTACATAACCTCCGACCAAAGACCTATCAGCTATTGAACGTATTCCTTGTGGTATAACTATCTTTTTATCAAGCAAATATTGATGAATACACGCGTCCCATGGTTTCACCGTAGTTAATGTGTCTTTATAATTACACTTATATAGGTATGCAAGTGATATCACAATATTAATGAAACCAAGTTTCTCTTCTAACCTATCTACCAAAACACAGTCATGAATATTATACTCATAATAAAGGTCTGGATCTTTATTATACAAGTCATTCAGACTTCCAATATGAGAATAATCTACCTTATTCTCTCCTAGTTCCACAAAAGCAATATGATCTAGTTTAAAAGATTCTTGGTTTTTATAAGAGAACTTGCGATAAAGATCAAGATAATCAAGTATAGTGATTCCATCAATGTCCCAAACTTGATTAATTTGACCCCATTTTGTAGGTATATCCCGTGAATAAATCCTACGCCACGGAGATAATTTCTTGGCTTGTTCAATACCTAGTAGATTGCTGATTCGATTGATCAAATATGGAATGTCGAATAGTTCAATATTCCAACCTGTTATAATATCAGGATCTAATACATTCATTAGATTGACGAACTTAGACAATAGATCAGCTTCATCCTTACATAGGATATAGGTAACTGAATCTTTCTTTGGCTGGTATGCCTTGGTTCCTAACGTGTAAATCTTATTGTTCTTATGCGAAGAAACCGTTATAGCCGTGATTGGCTCGATTGCTCTCTTTACGTCAGGAAATCCATCACCAACATAAAGCTCTATATCAAGAGATACAACGTGGATTAAACTCTTTTCATATTCAATCTTGCCGGGGAAATTGTCATAGATATAAAGATATTCCCAATTCGTTATGCCCCAGAACTCAAACCCAGACACTTCTTTATAGTCTCGAACAAATTGTCTGGCCTCTGCAATTGAATTGAAATTCTTCTTCTTAACCAGTCGAGAATCTAGTGTTTTATAGCCAACATCTTTATCTGAAGGAACAAAAAGGTAAGGTTCATACCTTACCTTCTCTTGAAACCTTTTACCGTTTGTATATCCTCTTACGTTTATTTGGCCTGAACTTACCATACAATCTGTGTAAAAAAACAAATCTACCCCTTAATTGAAAATAACCTGCGACATATATGTAATTTAATCTCATAAACTGGATGACGAGATACTACTAATTGATTTAAAAAGATCGAAGCCCATTCCTTATCAATGGAAAGATATTTACTCGCGAGCATACGATAAGTATCATCATTTATGAAAATATGTCTTATAGATTTCATAGTATAATAATCTCCCTAATAAGTCAAGTTAAACGTCACGATCACCCCAAAAGAAGTTAACAGCAATTGGGAACCGAGGAATTCCATCGGGTGTTAGATTCTGATATCTAACAGTGGCGAGACTAGGTGTATCTTTATTCATTAGTTCTCTAGTATATTCCTGATTACCCTTAATTCCGGCTCCGAATACACGACCATCTGGAAGAAGACATCTAGCAATCTTGTAATAACCAGACCAATTTCCTTCGCCTTCTTTCAGTTCGACGACTTTAAATTCTTCATCAATAAACTCCTTCCTCTTGAGCAGAAATTTAGACCTCTTATGCTCATACGGTTCATTCAGACGAATCATCTGACCTTCGTAACCACTTTCAAGGAAAATGGCATATTTCTCATCAAGTTCTTCTTTATCATAGATTTTAAATGTGTCTACATATTTAACACAATCAATCCCTTGAGTAAGCTCTGCGATGGCCTGCATATTTACGAGCCTAGATTCAAACGGATCAGTTGAAATGATGTCATAAATGTGATATTGGACTAGACTGGTCGCTTCTTCAATATCAGCAGGAGTCGGCTTAGTTTTCCTAATCAGAGACATGATTTGATTAAAATCATCCCTAAGATCATGATTATAAAGTTCGCCATCTAGAACCAGATCAGGATACGCCTGAAATAGAAATTCAAGGGACTTAAAGATATGAGGTGTTGATACGAATTCTTTGCCAGATCGTGAAAACATACCATTCTTGGAAATCACACATCTTGCCCCATCCAGCTTAGGTTGCGTAAACACTACTGAATTGATGTCGCCTTCATACTTACCAGCGAGCATCGGTTGCAAGAATTTTGTGTTTCCTGTAATCTCTGCTTCAGACCGGAAATATTTCCGGTCTTCTTTCTTTTTATACTCAGCAGTGATTTCAATTAAGGCTTGTTCAACCCCAGATGTTTCATTCACTTTACCAATGTTTTTTGGATGGCAAGTCTTCCAAGAAGAAGTAACGAACTGCCCACCCTTTACCCCGGAAACAGAACGAATCTTGTCGCCTTCGGCTTCCATCTTCCACATCCGTATATTGTCGTTATTATCTTTATGATACAACCAATCCATAAAATCACCTTATGTCAAAGATATCGAATAGAAGTTTTTCAATGTTATTATTAGCTAATCTTGGATTATTTGTCAAGAGTTGATTCCGAATATCGTCAAAGTCTCCTTTGCTTATTACCTTATAACTTCTTTTTTCAATTTCGGCGATCAACTCATCAGAATCAAAATCGGAAGGAGCGGATAAACCTAAATCTCTTTCAAAAAATTCATCCTCAATATCAGTGTCCGTTAATTCGTCCATAACATCTGAAAAGTGATGATTTAAAAGGTAGCTAATGGCCTCTTTTCTAGTCTTTCTGTTCTGTAATATATCCATATATCCTCCAAAGATTTTCTTCTAATAGTCTATAATATACAGCGTCTCTAATTGGATTTGTGCGGGCAAACACTGGCATTCTAAGTTTTAAATTTATTGTTTCTGAAATCTCTTAACCACATCTTCATCTTGAAAGGAACTATTTAAAAACAAAATTCTCATAATGCCTCTTCTATAAATATTTAAAAGGAGGGTTAATGCTCACAGCAATACTAGCAAATCCGTTATATAAACTAATGTTGCAAATAGGCGGTGTTCTGTCAATACTGGCTATAATATACATGGGTGTTAAGATACATGATTCTAACATAAAATCATTAGCGCTGCAAGAGTTCAATAAAACTCAACTTGAAGAAACGATCAGAAATCAGAAAGATTACATAGAGAAACTTAAGAAAATAGAAGAGCTTCAAATCACAATTTCAAAGGACATGACTACACAGAAATCCAAACTCGACGCATCGCTAACCGATATTGAAGCTTATCTAGCTGATCCAAAAACCAAATCTATTAGTAAACAAGTTTCACCTATTATTAAACACACCATCAACAAATTGAGAGAACAAGAATGAGAAAGCATATCCTTATAACATCAGCATTAGTGATCGCAGGGTGTAATTCTACTCAACCTAACCTAATCACAATACAACACGATACATTCTCAATTCCACAAGAATTTTATAATTGCCCCGTGACCAAATTGCCTAAATCGGAAGCATTGACTGATATTGACGTTTCTAACCTGATTTTAACACTTTATAAGAACAATAAAACTTGTAAAATTTCAATCGAAGGTATTCGCAAATACATAGATGAACGTAACAAAACGTTAGAACCTAAGAAATAATGTAGCAAAAAAGAACAAGAACATAGATTCTAATAGAAATAACACCATGTAATACTTGTTCAAATCAATCTTGCCTTCCATCATAGAACTTAGGAATCGCCCGGCTTCAAAGAGAAAAACCAAAGACAGTAATAAAAGCATGACGAATTTTGACATTTCAATCCTTAAGACTTAAAATAACCATCCACTAGATTTTTAATATCTTCTTCAGCAACATGATATATGCCGGGATGAAGGCATGATTCAAGAAACTCCAAATAATCCTCTTTTGATAACTTACTTCTCATTCTATGTAGATAATTTGATTTTGAATCTAAAAGGTGTCCTCTTTTTTCTTCTTTTCTTTCTTTCATCGGAAACGCTATAATATCAGCCATTGATTATACACCTCTAAATAATTGAGGTGTATAATAATGAAGTTTATATACTTCCCCTTGGCGTCGAAACTGATTCTGTTCGATTTTATGTCTAATTAGTTTCATTCCTAACCTTATTTGTTTCAGCTAATTTTATTTCGTTTTTGCAATATTTGGTGATGAATATTGGTTGTAATATTATCAATCGCCTTAACGTTCGAATACCATATTTTAATTTTAGCTGTATTAAATATTGAAGGGCGAATACTAGAGGAGAGACAAATGATGTATAGCGTCTCTCCTCTATTCACTATATTTTTCACAGATATCATTTAAATTCCTTATTTCAACTTGAATTGATAATGCGTCCGTGGGGAGAACATCCCACCAGCGGTGAAAGGAGTTACGTTAACAAGTTTCCCTTTCTTAACAAGGGCCTGAAGCGTCGACAAGCTTTCTTGGGCAAGATACGGTGAACGTATCTTGCCATCCTTGAATTTCGCAAGTGCACGCACTTGAATTTCAGACAACTTTACCATTCCATTCTCCTTAAATCTGTTCACAAGAAAAAATCAATTCAAAGCGATTTTGTTTACGTCTAACCGCTTTGATGATCTTCTTCCTTTCAGCCGTCCCGCGTGCGGGAAAGCAACAGGAGCAATCCATGCCGCCGGGTCCCATGGGGAACATGGGCTCACGTTTCGCCCGAGGCGAATTATGAAAAGATTTACTATCACGATACGTTTTGGACATATCTCAATCTCCTTTAACATCTATTATATAGGTGTGTCACTCATTGTCAAGAAGAAATAATAGCCAATAGGTATGACTTCTAACAAGATCATGTGTTTCAGCTTGATTTTGAATCTAAAAGGTACCCTCTTTTTCTTCTTTTGAATTCTTCATAGGAAATGCTATGATATCAACCATTCACCATCCTGTTCGTAAATTATTCGAGAGTGAAGATAAGACTGACCAAAAGATACCTGTCCTTGAAAATAAAAACTGAATTGTTCGTCGGGAAATTGATGATTAATAACTGTTCTCCATATCTGTTGTGAGAGATGTTCGAAAATTCGTATTCTTAATGAAGCGCCAACCAAACTCCAAATTTGATTCAGAGTATGATTCTGTATTTTGCTGCTAAGTCCGTTTGTTCATATTGCTTCTGGACGATTGTATCTTTCACCAGTTTCATTTTAAACTCCGAATTTTATCCCAGACTTGATCCCTGACTTGATCAACAACTTGCAAATAAACTTCATCCCATACTTGATAATAGACTTGATTGAAGCCTTGATACTTGACTTTATCTCTCACTAGTTTCATTTTAAACTCCGAATTTTATCCCTGACTTGATTATAGACTTGATCCCTGACTTGATTATAGACTTGCCGATAGACTTGCTGATAGGCTTGATTCCAGACTTGATCCAAGACTTGATCCCAGACTTGATCAGAGACTTGATCCCAGATTTGATCACAGACTTGATCAGAGACTTGTTCCCATACTTGATTATAGACTTTATCTCTCACTAGTTTCATTTCAAACCCCTCTATTTTCATATCAACATAATGTTAGATATAACTCCATTTGTCAATTGTTTTTGTTGACATATAGCAGCCTTCCCTTATAATAAACTTAAGTGCAAAGGAGGCTGTTATGTTTAAAGCATATATCATCAAATGGGCGGTCTGGACACTCCCTTACACATCAAAAGATGAACTCATAAAGGATATTCAAATTTTCAACTCTCCAGTAGATATCTTTTATAATGAAACCTACCTTCTCTCGGTTGACTAAAAAGTGTTCACAGTTGTATGGGCGTGTTTTTTCTTAATGTTTCTTAGAATGTCCCTAAACCCGTCATCTGGTTTAATACGCCCCATTCGCCAAGGATCACCAACTTGTGATCCGGCAGATATGGTTTGTATGATCAGAGGGTTATCTTTAAGATAACCCTCTAGCTCTGATGTGAAAAGAAACTTAGAATACTCTTCACCTGTTTCTTTATTTTTAAAATTATACGTTGGCATCGGATGATACGTTTTTTCTTGCTATATCCGGGAAGGCTTTCTCAATAAAGGACTTAGAAATCTTTCGATAAGGCATATCTTTGTCCTTAATCGAAACAATAAGCTCAGCATCGGCAGAATCAAGCGTTTCTAAAAAGCCGATGAAAAGAGCTTCTCTCTTTGCCTGTTTTATAGTGTCATAACCATTACCCTCGAAAAAAATCTTTAACTTGTTAAGATGTTGCGTTGAATATAACATCCCTTTAGATTCAGTGCCCCTGAATGACTTGTATGGAGGTGCTCCCTTGGGAAGTAATGATTTAACTTCATCATTAAAACATATAGCTAGAATGGTCTGAAGTCCGTTAGAATTGTTTTTATGTAGAAATTCGATTCGATCCGCTACAGACTCGATGTCATTAGCTTCCTTTAGAATTTCTGAAATACTCTTGGTCAATTAAAAATCTCCTATTGAATCGTATAGATTGGATAATCTATTCTTTATAAAATAACCGTTGATGTCACCCGATTTGTCTGATGCCGCATAATATGCATCAATAACCTTGGTTTTGATTTCACTTGGAATCTTAGTTAAATCAATCAAGGTCTCGTTTCTTTTATAATTAGAGACCTGTTCATCGGTTAAAAACTCGTTTAATTCCTTCCCTCTCCATTCATCCAACTTCTTTTGGAAAACGGATTTCTGTCTAATCTTATTAACGAATGAATCTGGTGCTGAAAACACATTAGGAATGCCGTCACCTGAATCTCCTTTCATAATGTGTTCAAAAAGGTAATTGGTATAATCACCCTCAAGCCATTTCTCTCTAATTGGATCATACTGCTTTACTTCTGAGAATCTAGCTAACTGAAAGAAGTCTTTATCCGCTGAGACAATTAAAATCTTATGTAAGTCACCAAATTCTTCGCAAAGTGTTCCAATGATGTCATCTGCTTCTGCTCTGGCAACTGACACAACTTTATAAGGAAAGTGTTCGGCTAATTCCCCTTTAACCTTATTGAACACCGTATGAATCATGTTCCAATCATACGGTGAAGCGTCTCTTGCTTCTTTCCGGGATGCTTTATAATATGGGAACACGTCTTTACGCCACGAATTAGGCGAATCAGTAGCAATTACTAATTCTCCATATTCTCTTTTAAATTTAACCCGGATAGATCTAATAGAATTTAAAATAATATGCCTAAGAAAATCTTCATTTATCTCATCCATTCGGACATGTTTTACCGTAGCATAAAAAGACGAATGGGCTACCTGTGAATAATCAACTAAAATCATCTAACAACCTTTCATGAACTAGTGTTCGAACACTTCTCTACTCTGTCTTTTCTGTTTATCTTTTTTAAAATGCGCAGATTATTTGGAATAACATAATCAGAATCATCTTCAATTACCAACTTATCAATAATTTCTTGGATTGAATGTTCCATATTATAATACTTCATTAACATAGACTTAATAGATTCAACAATCAACGCAATATCTTTAGCATTATTCATATAATCAATATTGAAACCAAGTAACATGAACTGATTCATTAACATTGGAACTAGTAACTCTAATGTTTCTTCTATATGTGTAACTTTAACGTCTTGGATTCTGTCCTGAACATCTGATATCGTTACTACCCTGCCACTATTTGGAAATGTAATGACATTATTTGCTGTCATGTTTTATACACAAACCTCTCTTTTATTATTGTTTTTATTGGAGCTTGTCTCTGAATATTTATTAGTAACTCAGACCATTTTTTACTTAATTTGTTCCAATCATAAATATCGTTAGCATGTGCTCTGGCCACTTCAGCCGTAGAAATGGCTAATGATCGATTTAGCGTATAATTATTTAAAAATTCACATAACTTCTCTTTGAATCTATTCCGATGCCTTATAATATCTTCATCATAATCATACATACAATTAAGTTTTAGTGAAGTTTCTGGCAGTGCGCCTAAAGATGAATGAATAGATACGCAACCCGCCGACATAGCTTCAATTAGACACAAACAAGACGTTTCTTCCCATATCGATGGGTATACAAAGAGATTGGCTTGTTTTAAACTTTGACGCACAACTTCATTTGGTTGTGAACCGAAATAATGAATTCTCTCTGAATTCTTACAGGTATCGATGAGATGTTGATATTGCTTATCCCTTTCCGGCCACCCATAAAGAGCGAATGATGAAAACACGTCAAGATGAATATATGGATAATGATCTTTAATTTCATTAAAGACCGATACCAATATCTCCAAACCCCTATGCGGTGTAGAGGTATAAATCATTCTCACCAAAGGATTATGGAATTTATCATAAACTTCTTTAGATGAAATGTCAATAGGTTGTATCCCATTTTCAATAACCGTGCATCTAGAATATGGAATTCCATATTTTCTAATAAACGAATACATCTGATAGTAAGACACAAATACAATCTTATGGAACTTTTCGTAACCTTGATTGGCAAGATGATGTGTTTCCGGGTCGTCACAAGTATCATGAACCCAGAGAATCCGATATTTGGATTCGTCTAGGGTTCTAACACGAGTTGGAATGATTTGAAATTCACTTAAAAGATCAGGGTTAAGTGAATGATGCAATCGATGAAGCATTAATTCTGTTCCACCCATTGCTTTCTTTGACAGTTCGTTTATCTCCATTTAACCTCAATCCATGCCCATAATCTTTGCCATAGAGTTTTCGGATGCCTGTAAGGACATTCGTTCAAGTTCAATCTCCCTGAATAATAATTTATATTCAAATCAGCCCATGGATACATAGTATCTTTATTCAAACAGGCTGGTTCTTCAAATAAACCTTCCGCATAATAGCGACAATCACAGATTGTATGTGGATTTGTATCCAACAATTTAGACAATTTTAACCTCCGTAAACCCCTCAGCAATTCTAGGCTGTTCTAATCTTAAACACATGTCTTTTAAAACAGTAACCGGAATAATTTTACCTGGTCTCACATTTCTTTTAATAATTGTATCCCAATCAGATTTCACTAGTATTGAAAATACTTTATAATCTGGTGTAAGAAATTGCATAATTTTCTTACGAGATTCAGCGGTTAAGTTAGTTCTGTCAACAATAATATCTTTCTTATTCTCAACTGCCCATGTCAACTCTCGATCAAAGAATTGCTGGGCCACTCGGATATTATTTCTGAACGCTTCATTATATGTCATATTTCGACGAGCAGCAATAAATTCAATATAATCATCTGTCGATAAAACAATTTTTTCGGGAAACTGTTTTAAAAGACTTTTGACTACCGTGCTCTTCCCCGAGCACGGTAGTCCTGTCATAATAATACAAGTTGGTTTATTTTCCATAATTCTTAATATATTCCTTAGCCTCATCGGGAGTCATCTTTTCTCCCGTCCAATCATTCCAGATTTCATTTGGATCAATACAATCAATAATATCAAAAAGAGCTTGCTTCTGCTCTTCATTATCTTTCTGTGTCATAGCAGAGAATGATGTTTTTCCAGCATCACAATATCTCTGAAGAGCATCCATAGCCTTCTGATTACCTTCAAAATTCCAAGCCTTCAAGGTTCCCCACTTGAAAGAAACATAATCAGACATTGTTAACTCCTTCTAAGGTTTCATCACCATCAAAAATTTTATTTATAAGATTATATAGATAACTACGATCTATGTCAAGTGATTCTTGTTTCTTTAAAATAGAAATTAATTGTTGAAAATAAGCCGTATCAACACCAATTAAAATCTAAATTTGTATAAATAAAAATGTAGATCGCGATACTACTAATATCCATCTACTTTAGAACACTATCTTAACCAGGAGTTCCAACATGAATATTTATAATCATAATGATGTTTTCATCCAAAACAAATACACCAAGTGGTATTATAATATCATTATTAAAGCACAAAATTCAAATCGTGTCAAGTTAAAAAGAACTGATCCGAAATACATTTACTATGAAAACCATCATGTTCTTCCTAATTGTATATTTCCAGAATATTCTAAATTATCAGAAAACAAATGGAATGGTGTTCTTTTAACCGATAGAGAACACCATATATGTCATGCTCTATTGGTAAAGATGGTTAATAATAGAAATAACCAAATCAAATTAAACCATGCATTAATGAAAATGTTATCAGATAAAAGAAATGGTAGAACATATACTAAAACAAAATATCTAATTACCATACATGATAAATTTAAAGGTAGAACAAAAGAACATACCGAAAACATATCTAAGGCAAGAAAAGGTTTTGGTTATTATAAAAACGCATTAGGTGAACCCGTTTATTGTAAGACAGATGACCCACGTGTTATATCAAAAGAATTAGTTGGTCGTACCGCAGGTATACGAACCAAAGGAACAAATAAAGGAAAAGTAACTGCTATAGAAGTATCAACTGGTAAAAGAGTTAGTATACCAAAAGAATTATTTGATGGTATTTTATTTGTAGGCGTTAGAAAAGGCATGAAACCTAGCGAAAAATGTATAGAAGCCAATCGAAATAGGACGTATACAGCAGAACAAAGAGAAAGGATTGGGGCTTTTCATAGAGGTAAGCCCAAATCGGAAGAATGGAAAGAGAAAAATAGAAAACCAAAATCTAAATACACTAAAAGAATTATTCTTTGAACATATCTTCGATTTGATTTTGTTCCTCATTATTACCATCAAATACTCTATCAATAAGAGATATTAGATAAAATCTATCATAATCTCCATTAGGCTTTTCTTTAGAAAGAAAATTAATTATTTGGATGAAGTAGTTGAGATCAACACCAGTAAGTTGTTCCCGTAAAACATCGATGTTATTTAAATCTAATTTTGATATGTCCCAAGCTATTTTTAATATTTCTCCACCTGTAATTGACCATCCTCTATTAAGAAATTTTCTCATACGAAACAAAGTGCAAATAGGATATAAGGACCCAACATATGTCAATGTCTTGGACATAGTAGCTGTTACAGCATTAAGATTTAATACCAGTCCTGTTTTAGGAGTATAGTAGTTTGTTGTATGAACATAATCAAAATTATGATGGATTGTTTCTGGATTTCCAGTAAATCTCAAAATAATCTGAATATCATCATAAAGACTAATAGCATTATCTGTAATCAATGCTACTGAATATGGATGCTTTTCAGATTTATTACCTTTTAAAAACTTATCCATTACAGATGAGGTAGTTTGTTCAAAATAATCATAATTTTGATTATCTAAATCATCAGAAAGAATGCCTGATGATTTAACAAAGACCCTAACAGATTCACCAATTACTTCTGCAGATATCTTAGCAATTTTAGTATTAGATTTTTGCTTTTCTAATACTTTAGCAATATAATAATCTGCTACTTCTTTAGCAATTTCAGCAGTATGAAAGTAGACATCAAAATCATTTGGATTTTCACCTAATAACATTGACGTTATCGCACCACCTGTTACGATATAATCATTTAAAATCTTATTTCTTAATTCTTCAGAATCAATACTCTTAACCCAATGATTGATTTTGTTCTGAATAATCTTTTCAATAGTCTTAGTTTTATACCCGATTTCCATTTCAACTCCTTATGTTAAATATCACAATTACCAGCAGTGCACGCTAAAGTCTGAGAACCTTCTACATTATCAGTGAATTCTACTAACTGATCCCAATCAATCTTCTTAGGCATTAATTTTACAAATTCTTCATATTCGGCCTTACTTATTGATTCATAAGGGGCTTGCTTATAACTACCGCCATCATAAGGAAGGAAAGAAACACCAGAAACTTCGTCGAAATGATCCCAAACCCATGCTCCTACACGTGGCCATTCATTCTCGTCTACTGAAATAGTCACAGACGGCTTGTGCTCGCACCAATAGCGTTGATATAAGAGCCATAAATTCAAATGACTAATCGCATCAACCTGATCACGATCAATTGACTTATCTGGTGCTGCTATCGGAAATGAGAACACCGTCGTCGAATCAGTCTTCATAATATCTGGTTCATGTGGAACACCACATGATTTTAAAAACGTGGTAAGTGGGTCTTTGTTGTCAGCGCGAACTCTACGAATATAATATTTCGAATGTCTAGGATGAATACCAGAAGCAGAATCTGTCAATTGCGAAATCGTGTTATGAGAAACCCAGCCATTATGTAACTGATAACTATGAGTGTTTTTTACCTCAATGTCAACGGTAAACTCTTCTTCTTTAATTTTCTTGATTGCCTTAATTTTTACGGTCATTCTTTTCCTTTAATTTTGTCCTGCCTTTTTTAAATTCACAGTTCTGTGCCAAAAATTCAGTGAATTCCATAACATCTTGCATCTTTTTTGTGTATTTAAATGATCTATTACCATCATTATACCAAACAAATCCTTTGTTTTTCATTCCACCTTTTCGACCTTTTTCCGCTTGTTTAACCGGATCTTTCCAACCGCTACTTATACACCCCTTTATACCACCTAAAGAACACCATCGTTTATGTAATTCTGGATTGTTTTTATATTGATGGAACCCCAAACCTAACTTAGCCTGTGTTTTACCGCCGACCTTACCGCCAATAGATCCCCATTTCGATTTCAACTCCTTGTTATCGGTGCAAATCCCTAACTTTTTATATTTTACAATTGCACCACCGATTTTTCCTGCCTTTGTTGCAATTCGCAAATCTATACATCCAGAACTATAAGTTATATTCATATAACCTTTTTTGGTTTTAATTGTCTTAAAATATTCGGCTTCTTTCAATATTGCTGTTTTTGGATCATTAGGGTATTCATGCAATATCCTAATTTTAAAACTATATATACCAAAAACAGTAATTAATTTCTTAACAAGTTTACTTGAAGTGAAATAAGAAGTCCATAAATCCGAAGGATGACAACCTTTAGCATACCTAACACCAATATATTTTAATTTAGTTGGTTTATGGTATATGAAATAAACATAAGGAATATATTCCATAATTAGAATTGTATTATTTCATCAGTAATAGTCAATTCATCTACTCTTTTCCAACCATTTACTGTTTTAAGTTTATGATTACCTGTAAACTTAAAACAGTTACCTCTGTCATCTTCAATTTCATAGACTTCAGCTAAGCCGTTAACATATAATTTAGTCACCTCTTGTAAATTATTATTTTCATCATAAACAAACAACTCTTCTTTCAAAGAAAGCCAAGTGCCCGGATTTTGTTCAAAAATGTTCACATCTGTAAATTTAGAAAATATATCAGCCATATTCATAACGCCAGAAGAAGTTTTAACTCTAGTGTCTAATGTTGTGCAACCAGATGGTTTCACTGCCGTTATAGCGGCAGATTGGTTGATACCTAATTTATCAGCCCATTCCTTGTTAACATCAATAGCAACTTGTTTGAACTCTTCCAACCTCTTTTTCATTATAGTTTCATCTAGGGATGATGTCAAGGGCGAATCATATATTCCTGTTAACGAAACACCAAGAAGACGTTCTTCTTCTGTGTTCTTGGTCCATATCTTCCTTA